ACAAAACCAACACATGGCTAACGATAATTTTTACGGATATAAAAGAGACCCTAAAAAACGTGCTAAGGCTTCAGAGTCTTATAAAGGCGTAGATATGGAATTTGAATCAGTAAATCCTTATGAATTTAAAAAAGGAATGTACTGTGAATTAGAAAAAATGGGTACTACACTTAGAGAATCAGAATCAGAACAAAGAGAAAAAGCCACTGAAACTGTTTTGAAAAACTTAAAAGACGTTCCTGCTTATTACTCCTACATGGAACATTATGAAGCTACTACCCGTAATATGGAACGTAAGCCTTCTTTTAAAACTTTCTTAAAAGAATTAGAAGGCCATTCAATGAAAGAAATTAGTGAAAAGTTTACTGAGGATAAAATGAAAGAAATTAAGCTCAAAGAAAATATTAGAGCTGAAGTTAGAAATAAAATTAACGAAATTTTCAAATTATAATAAAATGACTATTGAAGAACTAAACAAAATCATTCAAGAAGAGCTTAAAGCTTACTTAAATGAAGAGCAAACCGATGAAATCTACATGGAGGATGAAGACGGTGACGATGATATTGAAGTAACTACTGACGAGCCCGAAGAAGGTGGTGAAGACGAAGCATTAGATACCTTAAGACAAATCTATAATATGCTTAAGCCTATGGTTGAACCTGAAGAAGAGGAAGAACCAGAAATGGATATGGAAGAGCCTGCTGAAGACGAAGGTGAAGAACCTGCTGAAGACGAAGAAGCAGTTGATGAAGCTGTTGATAATCACACCCACTTTAGAGCAGATAACGCTAGCCGTGTTCGACCTGAAGCTAAAGATGTTCAGGGACGTCGTGAAAAAGTAAACGAATCAGTAGCTCGCTTTAAAAAACTCGCCAATATAAACGGCTAAAAGCTTATTTCAATGGTCAATATAGACGCTTTATTGAGCGAATGGGCATACCGATGCAAGAAGGGCTATCCAGACATGGATAGCCCCTCTGATCTTCGTGTTTTAAAAACCATTCTAAAAGAACAAAACATTACGTTGCCTGAACAACAATTAAATCTTTTTTCTGGAGATGAAATGGCTCAAATGATAAAAAAAGATACTGGGATAGATATTAAAACTATTGATAGTGAAAAAGAACTTGAAAGAGTATTTGATAAAATATCCCCTGAGGTTGCTAAAAAATTAGAAATTGATACTCCTGAAGGAAGGAGAGAAGCCCTTAACATGGTTTTAAATAAAAGATCTAGATCTAAAATACTAGATATTTTAACAAAAAAAGATTGGCATGAAAAAATCGTCCCTCAATGGAGTAAAGAATTATCAAGTTTAATAGAAGATATTCCTGAAAGCGATAGAGATGTCTTTTTAACATATATAGAAGATGAATCGAAACAACAAACTTTCCCCAAAACTCGAGACGGAAATTTCGAATCACTATTAAATACGACTAAAATCAGCCCTACTATTATAAATAGAATAATAAAATTTACTGCTCAAGATGAAAAAAAATTAGGAGTAGGTATGGGGGAAGTAGCTTTAGCTATGTTTTTTAAAAATGTATCTGCTGCAGTGGGCGCAGGTGATTTAACATTAAATGGAGGTGGATTTGAAATTAAAGGATTTAATGCTACATTAGGTGATAAGCCTGGAGATTTTAAAATAGATTCTAATAAAATTAAAAAATTAGGTATAGAATTGAAAATAGGAAAGAAAAAGCTAAAAAGTGGAAGGGAAAATGTAGATACTAAATTATCTGTAAATGGAGAGATATTTGACACTGGTAAACTTCCTATTTTACTTTCTCAAAAATACAAAAATTCTACTGATAAAGAACAATTTAAAGAAGATTTAAAGGATATTTTATTAAATGATATAAAATTAGGAGTAGGGGTAGAAGCTAGACTTGATAAAATAGATTTTGATGATATTGATTCAATTAATAAAAATATAGCATTAATGAATTTTATTCGATATGCTACTAAAGAAGGATTCACCCACTTTTTAGTTCATGATTATGGTGGTGCTAGTGCTGCCCCTGATAACGGAGAATATGTTTATGTTTCTGGTACTCCTGAAAAAATGGCAGAACAATTATTTGATTCAGATGCTTATTTTCAAGGAATTGGAGCTACTAATTTAAGGCCTAGAATAAGATATAAAGGATAATTTGGCTTTTCAGATTTTTGTATGTATCTTCCCTTACTGTGGGGGGTAAGGGGAAGGGTCGCAACGGATCGCACAGTCGCACATTATGTCATTAAACAGTTTCTTCGATACATTGGATACAGAGGCGCAATTTGACGCCTGGAGGTCGAACATTCGACAAAAATTAATTCACCTAAAAAATACTCTTCCTATAGAAAATAGAGAAGAACTTTTATTTGTTGGTGAAACCCTACAGTTTTTAGATAACCTTACATTTAAAAGCTCAGATTATATGGCTAATAGTGCCTATAGTAGTGATGGAAATAAACAATACTTAGTAGAAAGATTAAAAGAATGCAATTCTTTCTATAAAAAACTTGGAAAACAGTAATAGTTTTCGTATATTACACAAAAATTTTTATTATGGCTTATAAAAAACAATTACAAATAGCCTTAGATCGACTTGATCAAGGATTGGCTCGTGTGCATAGTATGACTAAACGAGGAAAAAACGCTGAGGCTATTCACTTTATGGAAAATGATTTGAAAGATCTATATGATGAACTTCAAAACATTATTAATATTGTACCTGAAAAGGATCAATCACGAGTAGGATTTATGGGAGGGCGATGATAGGAGCAGAACAAATAAAGGTTAATTTTGAAACTTTTAATAAAGTTTTAGAAACTAGTTTTGAGGGGGAACGTTTAGAAAAACTCCAAACACTAACTGAATGCTTAAAAGAACGTATGATGTTAGCCCCAGCATCAACTAAAGATTGGTTTAATAATGCCTTTCCTGGTGGTTATTTAGATCACGTTTTACGTGTAAATAAGATAGCTAATCAATTACATAAATTATATGCATTTCATGAGGCTAATGAATCTTACACAGGAGAGGAACTTAACTTTGTATCTTTATTCTGTCAATTAGGTAAATTAGGTGATTGGGATAATGAATATTTTACTAAAAATGATTCTGACTGGCATGTTAAGAATCTAGGTATGGTATATAAATTCAATGAAAATGTACCAGCTATGAAAATTTATGACCGCACTATGTACTTACTGCAGGATGCTGGTATTAAAATTTCACATAATGAATACCTAGCTATTCGCAATCAGGAAGGTTTATTTGACGAAAGTAATAAATTTTATTTCTACAGTGGGCAGAAGGAAACCAAATTTAGAAGCCATCTCCCACTATTAATTCACCAAGCTATCCAAACAGCTCAAGAAATTGAATACCAAACTTGGAGTTCTGGGGGTTCGGTCATACAACAATCGTCTAAACCCGCTAATGCTTCCAAAGCTGATAAATCTTTAAGGAAAGCTAAAGCGATTAACCCAGAAAATAATCCTAATTTCAACGAAAAAACCAAGTCAATTATAGACTCATTCTTTAGCGACGACGACGAATGATTATTACTATTACTATATTAACAATATTATTATTAATAGCAGGTTTTGCTATTCGTAATCTTATAAAAAAAAATGAAATCTTAGAAGATTTTATAGCAGCCCAAAGTGATGCTATAGATACATGTAATAATAGATTACGTCAAATTGATGATAAAGGATTCTTTATCGCTGATGATGAAATAGGTTGGTTTTTTACCGAAGTTAAGAAGTTACAGGAGGCATTAAACGAATTCCGCCTCCGCTAATTAAATGGCTAAAAAAAGAGGACGCAAAAGTAAAAGACAATACTTTACAGAAGATACAGAGCACGCAATAATAGAATATTTAGCGAGCGAAGATCAGGCAGAAAGAAATCGGATTTATAATTCGCGAATTCACCATTCGTTTTATAAATTAGCCGAAAATCTTATCCACACATTTAAATTTTATTATACTGAAGTAGATGACCTCGAGGATTTAAAACACGAGGTTATCTGTTTCCTACTTGAGAAGCTTCATTACTTTAAAGCAGGTAAAGGTAAAGCATTCTCATATTTTAGTATTGTAGGTAAAAACTACCTTATATTATATAATAATAAAAATTACGCTAAAAAGAAAATTAAAGCTGATTTAGGCGACGTAGATACTGACGATAATATATTAAATGAATTTGATCGCCAAGTAGTTAGGGGTGAAAAAGTTGAATTTTTAGACCTATTTATAGCATATATGGATGTAAAAATGCACCGTATGTTTAAAAAAGATGAAGAAATAAAAGTTGCAGATGCCGTTTTGACTATATTTAAAAAAAGAGAACAATTAGAAATCTTTAATAAAAAAGCCATCTATATTTTTATAAGGGAAATCACAGGAGAAGAAACCCCTATAATAACTAAGGTAGTTAAAAAGATGAAAGGCGAATACCAAAAACGTTATTCTGAATATCTTGAAACTGGATATATTTATAACCATGAGTAATCCTCTAGATACAGTAATATTTGATGGTAAAACATCTTCTGATGTTTTTAAAGAAATTTATAATAACAGCAAAAAGAAAGATAAGCAAATCAGTGCTTTAATTGCTGAATTAAAACCTTTAATACAAAATATAGGAGATGCCCCTGTAGTTGTTCCTCTTATTAAGGAATACCTAGAAATAGGTGTAAAAAACGATGAACACTTAATTAAAATGATGGCTGTTATTCAAAGAATCAGCAATAACGCTACTTCTGGTGGGGGGGATTCATTACTTACTGATGAAGAATTAAAACAACTCCAAGCAATAGCTGAAGAAGTAGCAAAAGATGAGTCTAAAAAAGAATCGTAATCAAGGCAGTAGTGTAGGGGTTTCAGGTTCTCCTAAAAACCAAAATACAACTAAAAGAGTAGTAGATATAATTTTAACTACTAGTCATCCTGCATATAAATCCCCTGAAGATATAGGGGTTATATTTTTTACTGAAGTTGGGTTTAATCAAGAATCATTAAATACTACAAGTTTACCTAAAGCTAAACCATTAAGTAGAAACAATTTTCAATATCCTATTATAGGAGAATTAGTTCAAGTTATAAATTCTACTAGTAATGATATATATGATGATTTAGAAGGAGATATTAGTGCTACCACAGCATATTATACTCCTGCTATTAATGTTCATAATAATACTACTAGTAATTCATTACCTAATCCTAAAAAAACTAAAAAAAAGAACCCTAAAAGGTCTCCTAAACTAAATTCTTTTCAATTTAAAAGAGAATTTAAATCACCTAGTAGAGAAATAGCTAGAAAACAATTAAATAAATATTTAAGAGATTTAGGTTACACTAGTGGTACAAATGATCCTAAAGCCCCTAGATATAGTTTATTTGAAAATGCTAATGGAGAATATATTTTTAAGTTAGATGATTCTAATTATACTAAAAATGCTGCTATTAAACTAGGGAATTATTTTAAAGAAAACCCTGAATTACAACCTCTAACCCCTAGTGAGGGAGATTCTATTATGGAAGGGAAAAACGGACAAAGAATCCGTTTCACTACTACAGGCCCTACTGGTACCAACGCCATTAGCAATAATGTAACAGATACTCCTGACGATGGTAATCCTAGTATAGGTGATAAAGCTATGGTACTTAGTTTAGGTAATGGATCACAAGAAAGTGTTACTAATGATGCTGCTTCTATTTATATGTTAGAAAACCAAAGTATTCCTATAGATGCTACATCTACTAATATCGATTCATTAAACTCAGAATATAAACCTTTACCACCTCCTTTGGAAGAAATTGCAAAATCACCTCCCCCCATTACTCCTACTAATGACGAGAGTGAAGAATCTACTACACAAGCTACAACGTTTGATTTTAGTGACTTAGAAAAAGAGGAAGTAGACCCCCCTATTATAGATAAAGATGAAAATCCAGAAGAATTAGATCCAGTATTTGCTGCATTAGATGAAGCACAAGATGAAAAACTTTTAGATTACGAATCATCTACTTTTGATATTTCTGTAGGAGAAGAAGTAGAAAAAGAATCCGAAAGCACTGAAAACGATATAGTAACTAATATTTCACCCGAAATAGTTACTTCTACTAACAGTGAATTTAATAACATTAACGACGCTGCTATATATACTAATACAGGTATGCCATTAGGTAATATGGGCTTTAAATTATCTACTTTAATTAAAAGTCAAACCGCTAAAGAACAAAATATACTCAACTACCCAGGGGCAGATAAGAATGACGGAACTCCTTATAATGCACGTAATATAATGCTTAATTTAGAAACTCTAACTATTAACTGCCTTGACCCTATAAAACAACAATACCCTAATTTAGTTATAACTTCAGGATTAAGAGTTAGAGAATTAAATAAAGCTGTAGGAGGTTCTCAAAACTCAGAACATAGATTAGGGAGAGCTGTTGATATTGTAGTTCCAGGAACTTTTACATATGAAGTTTTTAATTTTATAGTTAGTAATAATATCCCCCATAATCAACTAATATGGGAATTCCCCGAAAGAGGTTCAGGATCATGGATTCATATTAGCTACCATGAAGGTAAAAATAAATCTAATAAAACTATAGCATGTAAAAATAATCCATTAAAATCTGCTTTAGAAAACCAATACGTTGGTAAAGTTAATTTTAAAAAAGGAACATATGCTAGGGAAATAGGTATAGATAGAGTTCCCGACCACAGAACCTTAGAATATAACGTAACTTAAAATGGCTAATTTTATACCCGAAAATGAATTTGTAGGTAAACAAATATTAATCGATAGCGATCGATTGGTATTTAATGGTCGTAATGATAGCATCTTTTCAGCCAAAAACCTATTTGTATTTAAAACAGAAGGTGAATTTCATGTTAATAGTAGACAAGATGTATTTATAAATGGTTCTAAAATATTTATAGGTCCTATTGAGAATAATGAAGATGTTAATATTCCCGCAGTTAGAAGCAAAGAATTAAAACAATTATTAAAAGATCTAATAGGATCATTAGAAATGTTTTTTAAAGTACAATTCCCCCAAACCTCTGGTTTAATGGGACCTGGGCCTACTAATATAACGTTACCTCAAGTACTTTTAAAAGATTTAGCTAAAATTAAAGTCAGACTTGATGATATAGATAGTAAAAAAGTATTCATAAAATGATTAATAGTATATTAAATAGTACAATAAATCGTGCTTCTTTTGCATTATCTGATTCTAAAGACCAAATCCTAGCAACAGCTAAAAAAAGAGCTCAAGAAAACTCGGATTTTAAAGTTCCTTCACCTCAAGATCTAAAATCTAAACTATCTAGTTTAAATCCAAATAGTATTGAATCTGCAGAACAAGCCCAAAACATTTATAAAAAATCTAAAGATACTTTAAAAAAAACTATAAATAAACTAGAAAGAACTAAAAAAGAATTAGTTTCTACTAAAGATAAACTTTTAGGAATTAATGAAAAATTTGATAAACTTAATAATTTTATAGGACCTGAAGGCATTCTAGGTAAATTGATTCCTGTTTTAAGAGAACTTCCTTTACTGATAGATGGGGTATTAGCTACTCAGGTTACTCCTGTAGTAAGTGGTACTGTAATTAATAAAGCAAGTGATATTAAAGATTTTGTTAAAAACAGTATAGATAAATTTGATAACGCTTTAAAAACTTTAACCCCTACTAAAAAATATTTTGATAGAGAAATCGAAACTCTATTAAACCCATTAAATATGGGTATTGATAATATACAAAAAACTATTGATCAATTACAATTAATTCTAGACCAACTAAATAACATATTTGGAGACTTCCTCCTATCAAGTAATCTAATCCAAGATACTACCACAGGAGATGAAAACTCCAACACACCTTTAGCAGGTACTACACTACAAACTTACCTATCTAATTCAGATAATTTAAATGATGTTGTAGAGAAATTAATACTCCCAACACGAAAAATATATTACGAGGTTAGAGACGAAGGACCTGGTTCAGAATTACGTGAAGCTGGTATAATAGAAGAACCAATAGACTAAAATATTTAATATTTATTAAAAACTAATAGTGATGAAATTAAGTTCATTTGAAAAAATAATTAGAAAAGTTGTGCGTGAGGAAATAGATTATGCTTTAAGGCGTGAAATAGCACTACTAAGAGAAGAATTAACTACTCAACCCCAACAACGTGTGGTTGAATCTCAATCAAATCCTCAAGAAATTGAAGATTTTAGATCAAAATTAAGGTCTCAAATGCCACCACCTAATTTTAATACGGGCAATGATACTCTTAATTCACTTTTATCTGAAACAGCTTTAACACCTACTGCTGAACAAACATTTGCGGCTAACGACCCTGTAAATCAATTTATAAATAAAGATTATAGTGAAATTATGTCTGCTATAGATAGAAAAAAAGATTATAGACCCTAATGGCTATTAAAATACGTAAACCTATTAAAATAGATCCTGTCGACATTGATGAAAAGGTCGCGGTAGGGATACGTTTACCTTTTAATAAAAAGAAAATATTTGATTTAGATTATGTTACTAGAGACCATGCTAAATCAAAATTAATTAATGTTCTTTTAACTTCTCCGGGTGAAAGATTACACCATCCTAATTTTGGGGCTGGTTTAAAAAATAGACTTTTTCAACAAAATACTCCTATTGCTGGGGAAGAATTAAGATCTATAGTTATGCCTCAAGTTGAACAATATGTTCCTGAAATAAAAATTAAAAATATAGCATTAAGAGATGGCAATGGACTACAAGATCCTATTCAAGGCCATATTTTATACGTTACTGTCAACTACAGTTTAGTTAATAATGATGAAGAAGACTCTGTAAGTCTAAGTTTTACTAATGATAACTTTGAAAATACAAACTAATGGCCACTTACTCAGCAACTAATAATAATAGAAAACCTGTAAGATATTTAGACAAAGATTTTAGCGATTTTAAAAACGCTTTAATCAATATGGCAGAGATATATTACCCCGATCTATTAAATGATTTTACAGAAGGTAGCCCTGGAACTATGTTTATTGAAATGGCATCTTACGTAGGTGATGTACTTTCATTTTATACAGACTCACAGATACAAGAAGTATTTTTACAATATGCTCAAGAAAGGGAAAACTTATACTCACTAGCATATAATTTAGGTTATATTCCTACTGTAACTACTCCTGCGGTTGTTGATTTAGAATTATTCCAAGAAGTTCCAGCAAATACTAATGGGGGACCTGATATGGATTATGCTTTTAGAGTTGAAAAAAACTCAGATTTTCTACCTAATAATGGGTCAGGTATTAGATATATCATTCAAGACAGTGTAGATTTTGCTTTTTCTTCATCTGCTGATCCTACTGAACAAACAGTATACTCACTAGTTGGAACCCAACCTGAATATTACCTTTTAAAGAAAACGGTAAAAGCTATTAGTGCTAAACTTCAAACAGCAACCTTTGAAATAGGGACAGCAGAAAGATTTAAAACCTTATCATTAGATGAATCTGATATAATTGGTATACAATCAATTGTTGATTCAGAAGGTAATACTTGGACAGAAGTTCCTTATTTAGCCCAAGAAACTGTTTTTGAAGAAGTACCAAACAACGATGCTTACGATCCTGATTTACCCCAATTTAGTGGGCAAGTTCCTTATTTATTAAGAACTAAAAAAGTATCTAAAAGATTTACAACTCGTTTTAGATCTAATAAAAAACTAGAAATCCATTTTGGTGCAGGCTCTACAGGTGGCGATGATACTACAATTATTCCTAATCCGGATAATATAGGTTTAGGAATTAGTGACGGTAGATCATTACTTGATAAGGCATATGATCCTTCAAATTTTTTATATACTAAAGCTTATGGTGAAGCCCCTTCAAACACTACGTTAACTGTTACTTATTTAATAGGAGGTGGTTTAGACTCAAATGCATCCGCTAATGTAATTAATAGAATAGGAAACGTAACTATAGTTCCTCGACAGGGAGGTTTAGATAGTAATACTTTCAATGATGCTAAAGATTCTTTAGCATGTAATAATCCTAAACCAGCATTAGGAGGGGGACCTGGTGATTCCGCTCAGGATATACGCTTAAATACGATGGCTCAATTTGCGGCTCAAAAACGTACTGTAACTAAAGAAGATTATATATTTAGAACATTATCATTACCACCACAGTTTGGTAATATTGCTAAAGCGTATATAGCGCAAGATAATCAAATATCTTTAGAAACCAACAAACGTATTGCAAATCCTAATGCTCTTAATTTATATGTGTTAGGATACAATTTAAATCGCGCATTAGTACCCCTCCCACGAGCGGCTAAGATTAACTTAGCTACTTATTTAGAACAATACAGAATGTTAACTGACTCTATTAATATTAAAGATGCTTCTGTCCTTAATTTTCAGGTTGAATTTGATATTACTGTTAACCCGGGATTTAATAACGAACAAACTTTATTAAGGTGTATCAATACCCTTAAAAATTATTTTAATGTTGATAATCTACAAATTAATCAATCATTAATTTCTGGAGACGTTTCAAGTGTATTATTTGGGGTTGAAGGGGTTCAAAATGTAACTAGAGTAGAATTCATAAACAAATATGGAGGTAATTATTCTAAATTTAAATATAATTTTGAGGCAGCTACTCGTAAAGGAATTATTTATCCCCCAGTAGATCCTTCAATATTTGAATTGTTATACCCTAATAACGACATAATAGGTAGAGTAAACAGATAACGATATGCCACATTATTTTATTTTCCCCGAAAAAGATGCCACAATATATTCGCATCCTACTAATCAATCTCTAAATACAGGGATTGATGAAATATTAACTTTAAGGGATAAAGAATCTTTTTCCGATAATAATCATTACCCTAGTAGATTTTTAATTCAGTTTAATACAGATCAAATAATTGATTTAATCAATGATCCTAATAAAGTAAATAGTCAAACATCTATCCTTACAGCTAGTTTAAAATTATACCAAACAGAACATAAAGAATTAGTAGGAGACCAACATATAGAAATTTATCCCTTATCTGAATCTTGGGTTAATGGCACAGGAAGATTTGATAATTCCCCACAAATCACTAACGGTGTTTCTTGGAAATATAGAGATGGTAGTAATGACTCATATTCAAATACTTTTGGTACCTCTTGGTCTACAGGTAGTTTCGCAGAAGGTACTACAGGTAGCTTTATTGATGCTGCTAAGGGAGGAGGAGTTTGGTATATAGGTAATGGATTTGAAAAAACTAGAACCTATGGCTTTAATGATAATTTAGACATTAGCATTGATATTACAGAACCTGTTTTAAAGCACTATAACAATGCTTATAATGGATTTTCTTATACCCAAGGTGGTATCCCTAATAATGGATTTATAGTTAAACGTTCAGGATCACAAGAATTTACTGATAAAAATGAGGGAGAATTAAATTTCTTCTCTATGGATACCCATACTATATATCCTCCTTATTTAGATATATCTTGGGATGATTCAGTATATCAACCTGTTGGGCCTGAAGGGGTTGTTAATCTTACAGGTGCTAATACAAGAATTAAAAGAACTGGAGAATGTTATGTTACATTAAGAAATAATAAAGAAGAATTTAAAACCATAGAAGAACCTACATTTAGATTAAACGTTAGGGAATTATATCCAACTAGAAAATTTGTTACTACTTCCAATTACTTAGATGTAAATTATTTTACTAGTGAATCATACTATTCTTTAGTTGATTATGCTACTGAAGAAACAGTAATACCATTTGATAATGGCACTAAATTAAGTGCTGATTCTGAAGGTATGTATTTTAAAATATATATGAATGGTTTACAAGAAGGAAGATATTATAAATTATTATTTAAACATAAAAATAATGATGGTATAAGGGTGTATGACGAAAATTATTACTTTAAAGTAGTTAAATCATAATGGCTAAATCTTACGGAAATACTAAAATTGATGAGCGTACTTTTAGCCCTAAAGTTAGAAGACGTGAAAAAATAAAGGCTAAAGCCCCACGCCCACTCCCTATAATAGATGAGGAAAATCCAATTCCTGATAAATATGAGGGTGATATAGTATTTAATAAAACTATCTATAGTAGAACCTTATTTGAAAATAGTGTAGATGTTAATTTTAATGAATTAACAACTGATCAAGATGAAATTAATATTGAAGAATTTTTTAACCTTTATAATAGAGTATTTTATAATATTCCTAAAGAAGGGGAAAATTCCCACACCACTATAGTACAAACTAGTTTAGATTTTTTAAATGATTATAAAAACCCATTACAAGATCTTGTAGATGCTCAAGCTATAGAATTAGAAGAAGCCTTATTGGCAGCAGAAAATGCTAAAGCTGAATTACAAAACTTTAGACTCGAGGTAGAAGCAGAAGAAGTAGCAGAAGAGGCAGCAGAACAAAGCGCTGAAAGCGAATATTTAGGTTTCTACGGAGGTAGCTTAACAGACCCAGTTCTTAAAGCTAATTGGTTAAAAACTAACCTCAATACTGGTAAGTTTTTTAGTGAGAATAGAAATTCTTATAAGAATAATACTAAAGATGATCTACAAAAAGTTATAAATAATGGAGCTAGTGAACGTTTCGCTAGCCAATGGAAGTCTGATATAAATGGAGTTGGGGGTAGTTCGGCTAAGAAAAAAGGAGATATGAAAGCTATGGTAGACGCTACTGTTCTTAATATATCCTCTAAGGCTTATGGAAATCCTAACAATGCATGGAAAGTATAAAATAAAAGATGGCAATATTAAATACACAAACAATTGAAACCATTGACGGAGGCATTCTTGAACAGATTCCTAGTAAATTACTAAGAAGAAGTTTTGGGCAAGACGAAGACTCAATTGTATTAACTATATTTGATACATCAGGTAACGTTCTTCTTAATGACGATTCTTTTAGGGATTATATAACTTATAATGATGAAGGGGGTACCCAAAATACCCCTAAAATAACATCTATTGATATTAATTATGAAGAAGTTTTAAATGATTATGGTTTCCTTAATGGGACCTATGTATTAAATTTCTCCTTTAGAAGACGAATTACCACAGTATCTAAACCATTTACAATATCTGAAATTTCCCCATCTAGGAGAGAAATTAGAATAACACCTAATAATACCCCCCAATCTGATTTTGAAATAGATATTTTATCATTAAATAATAATATCGTAAGTTCTGCTTACATTAAAGATATAAACTTACTCGCTGGTGGAACCCCTGTTTTAATTTTAAGGGCGGTTTTAGATCAAAGTAATAACACTGGTCTTATTAAACTATATGATCCCCTTCCATTTAATACTTCTGAAGGTGTCTCCCCTGAGATTTTTGAGGAAATTATTAACCCCTTAGAAGTTACAGTAAGTGTATCTAACAATAAAGGCTTACAAGATACTGGTATAGATATAGGTCCCGCTAATTTCAACCTCAGTAGCGAAAATATTTACACTGTCCCTAGTGGGTACAAAACATTTGATCAAGTATTGAATAGTGGAGCAGCTACATCAAGTTTTAATAACATACAAAACTTAATGAGCAGCAGTGGGGTTTATTTAGACCTCGAATATGATAATACTGATACACCTTCAGGATACCACTTTGAAAATTTTGTCCATTTTAGTTCGGCTACAGAAAGAATACAGAACTTTAAATACAAAATGGGACTATTGGAATCTTATTCTAGTTCAATAGCTAACCTAAATAATGTTACAGGAGCCCTAGTTACACCTTTTGTTAAAGAAAACTTAAATATCTTTAGAGAAAAAGAAGATAGACTTATACAAAATTTTGACAGTTATGAAAGATTTTTATATTATGAATCTTCTTCATTAGCTTGGCCTAAAACTACTGTTACAAAACCATATACCAATGCTAAAGCAGATTCAGCCGTTGTTAATCAGTGGTTTGGTGTTCCAATAGACGATTATGGATCGTATAATGGTGGGCAAATGGTTAGTGCTTCTGAATACGACGCCTGTAACCAATATAACTTAGTTAACACTATCCCCCCTCACATTAAAGATAACTCACAAAACGACAAATATGTTTTGTTTGTTGAGATGATAGCTCAACACTTTGACGATATCTGGGGTTACATTGATAGTATTACGGACCTAAACGAAGCATACAGTGGTTTAAAAGATGGTATATCTAAAGATTTAGTTTTAAATCAACTAACTTCAAGAGGAATTAGTGCGTATGATCAATTTTCAAACTCCTCATTATATGAATATCTAATTGGAGACGATGGTACAGGTACCTTCCAATTTGGTACTGATGATACCGCCACTATGATATCTGCTTCTAATGGTAGTTCAATTCCAAAAGGTGACATTGCAAAAGAAATTTGGAAAAGATTATATCATAATTCATCATATCTTTTAAAAACTAAAGGTACCGAACGTGGATTAAAAGCATTAATCGCCTGTTATGGTATCCCTGAATCAGTACTTCATGTTAAAGAATATGGTGGTCCATTAGTTGATAAAACTAGTTTTAGAACATTTAGCTACCAAAAAGAAAGCCGAATGGCTTCAAGTGAAGATGTTACAACATCTATTCTTACAGATGGTAATATTCTAAATTCTACTAAAACTATTCAAACTAGATTTTTACCAACGTATGGTAGTACCACAGCTTATGATATATTATCAATAACTCCTGATGGTTCACAGGGTTCAGACCCTGATATAACAATAGGAATATCTCAAAGTTTAGATTCTAGCAAAATAAACTCAGCTTCATTTGCCCATTTATATATTGCTTCGGGTTCTAGTGCAGATTCCTCAGCAGACAGAATTAAAGCTATTTCTAGTAGTTTATTAGGGCCCATTTTTAATGGTGGGGTATGGAATCTATCTGTTAGGCTGAATAGTGGTTCTAGTGAAGGTAATACTATTGAAGCATTTGCAACTAATACTACATTTAATAAAAACACATACGTATTATCTTGTAGTTTAGAAGTCCCTCAATTTTTTACTAATTTTGAGAATGACGCTATATTGGTTAATGGTGGTTCTCAGTATAGTGTTGGTTCACAAGATAGAGCAGGTACCCTAATGGCCCCTTTTAGCGGTAGTCTACAAGAATATAGAACATGGACAGAAAAATTAACTAAAGCTACTATAGTTACTCAATCACTATCCCCTTTTAATTACAACGGTAATACAGTAAGTTCTAGTTATGAAGCATTAAAACAAAGATTATCATTAGGATCTAATAATAAAGATCATACTACTGGTAACCAAAACCAAGCCCCAAACCCTGTTGGGGTAACAAATGTTATAGCTACAAAAACAATTTCTATTGAAGAAACCCACCACTTAACTACACCAGATACAGTAGGTTCAGCTATGGTATCTGATAAAGTTAGAATCGACAGTGGTAGTTTTGATGATAATTTCTTAGATCCATTTATTTCAGTTGAAACGTCACCACAAGATAGACAACCACTTGATTATTCAGATGTAGGTGTATTCTTTTCTCCAACTTTTGAAGTTAACGAGGATATAATATACACATTGGGTGGATTTAGGTTAGACGATTATATTGGTGATCCTACACACTACACATCTGGTAGTTATCCTGATTTAAAAACCCTTAAAGATATTTATTTCCAAAAAGTAAATAAAAAATTAGG